GCTGCTGACCCAAGAATGTACGACATTTATAGAGTACCAGGGAAAGGAACTGCAGAATATACTGCTAAGGTGAGAATAGATTACTCAACTGAAAGGAATGCATTTGGACAAAGTGATTTCGTTATTATCAATATTTAAGATAGATGGCAAATAGAAAAATATCATACGCAACAAGAGATTATCAGGCAATAAGAACTGAACTACTAAACTATGTAAGAACTTACTATCCTGAGCTCATTCAAGACTTTAATGATGCATCTGTCTTTTCAGTATTTCTAGATTTGAATGCTGCTGTTGCGGATAACCTCAACTATAATATTGATAGAAGTATTCAAGAAACAGTACTTCAATATGCACAACAAAGGTCTTCAGTATATAACATCGCGAGAACATATGGACTTAAAGTACCTGGTCAAAGACCATCGGTTTCTTTAGTTGATTTTTCTATTACAGTTCCCGCTTTTGGTGATAAAGAAGATGAAAGATATCTTGGTGTATTAACAAGAGGTTCCCAAGTTGTCGGAGCGGGTATTGTTTTCGAAAATATCCAAGACATAGATTTCGCCTCACCATATAACTCTCAAGGATTTCCAAATAGACTAAAAATACCAAACTTCAATGCAAATAACGTATTGATTAATTACACTATAACTAAGAGAGAATTAGTTGTTAATGGTATTACAAAAGTTTTCAAAAGAGTTATCACACCTAATGACGTAAAACCGTTCTTTGAGTTATTCTTACCTGAAAAAAATGTTCTCGGTATAACAAGTGTGTTATTAAAGAATGGTACTGAGTATACAAACGTACCTTCAGTTGCAGAATTTTTAGGTGCACAAAATAGATGGTATGAAGTAGACACATTAGCAGAAGATAGAATATTCGTTGAAGACCCTACAAAGGTATCAGACCAACCAGGAATTAAAGTTGGTAGATATATTCAGACTGCGAACCGTTTCATAAGTGAGTTCACTGCGGAAGGATTCAAAAAAATGACTTTCGGTGGTGGTACAAATACAGCCCAAGATGCTTTAAACGAATTTACAACGCTTGGCGTTACTGCGGACATTCAAAGATATTCCAATAACATCTCGTTAGGTTCAACCCTTTCTCCAAATTCTACTCTATTCATTCAATATAGAGTTGGTGGTGGATTGGCAACAAACTTAGGTACTAATGTTATCAATCAAATTGGAACTGTTTCATTCTATGTTAATGGTCCTTCAGAATCTACAAACTCGTCTGTGGTAAATTCCCTGAGATGTACTAACGTAACTGCAGCTATCGGAGGTGCTGGTGTACCTTCAGTTGAGGAAGTAAGAAATTACGTTGCTTACAATTTCGCAGCACAAAAAAGAGCGGTAACAATTAGAGATTACGAATCACTAATCAGGACAATGCCATCTGAATATGGTGCGCCCGCCAAAGTATCAATCACAGAAAACGATAACAAGATTCTAATCCAATTACTGTCTTACGACACATCTGGGAAGTTAACAAACATGGTTTCGAATACTTTGAGACAAAACGTTGCGACTTATCTATCTAACTACAGAATGATGAATGATTATATATCTATTCTTTCTGCAGAAGTAATTGATTTGAGTTTTGAGTTCTCGATTGTTTTGGATTCAGCACAAAACTCGGGTCAAGTTATATCATCAGTTGTTGATAGAATCGCAGCTTATATGGACCCACAAGTTAGACAACTTGGACAAAACGTTAACTTATCTGAAATTAGTAGTTTGGTTCAAAACGAAAATGGAGTTCTTTCTGTTACAGAGATTAAAGTATTCAATAAAGTTGGTGGTCAATATTCATCAGCTGAGACTTCAATGGAATACTTAGACCCTGAAACAAAACAAATTTTACCTGTAGATAATACAATTTTTGCACAACCTTCTCAAGTATACCAAATAAGATACCCTGCAAAAGACATCAAAGTTAGTGTTAAGAATTTCCAATCCACAACATTTTCTTAATTAGTTTATTTAATTCTGATTTGACTTATTTTTTAAGATGTGTAATTGTGTCCTTGGAAAATTACACTTAAACTATTTATTGCATAAAGAATTTGATGGGGCAGTCCTATAGAATTAGAACAGAGTTAGGGGTTAACAAAACTTTAAACGTACAATTAGAACAAGATTTTGAATTTTTAGAAATCTTGTCTTTGACCATACAACAAACAGATGTTTACACAAGAGCATGTGCGGATTATGGTGTGGTTGTTGGTAGGGTAACTGCTAACAATGGACTTGGTTTACCTAACGCAAGAGTTTCTGTTTTCATACCAATACAGCAAGTTGATGAGTCAAACCCTGTAATTACAAGTATCTACCCATATAAATCGCCAAACGATAAGAATGAAGATGGTTATAGATATAATCTATTACCTTATGAAGCTTCTTACACAGGACACGCCGCCTCAGGTACATTACCTACAAGAACAGACGCTTTAACAGGAGCAACGGCAGTAGAAATTTACGACAAATACTATAAGTTCACTTCAAAGACCAATGATAGTGGAGACTACATGATTATGGGTGTTCCAACAGGAACACAACAATTAGTTATGGATGTTGACTTATCTGATATAGGCGAGTTCTCTTTGACTCCACAAGACCTTATTAGGGTGGGTAGGGCAACAGAGGGACAAGTTGCTGGTAACAGATTTAGAACTTCTACTGATTTAAATTCACTTCCTCAAATTGTTAATCTTACAAAAAGCCTTGAGGTTTCTCCGTTATGGGGAGACCCCGATGTTTGCCAAATTGCAATCAACCGTGTCGATTTTGATTTAAGGGATGATGCAAACATAGATATTCAACCTACAGCAGTTTTCATGGGGTCACTTACATCGACAGCTGACCAGATGAGAGTGAGAAGAAACGCTAAGCCAAGGGATAATATGGGTAATCTGTGCCAATTAACAACAGGACCTGGTCAAATTTTAGCTCTGAGACAAACAATTCAGCAAGACCAAGATGGAAATCCAATATTGGAACAGTATGAGTTAGAACAAGCGGGAAATGTAATTGATGGTAATGGTGTTTGGTTGACTGAATTACCAATGAACTTGGATTATATAATCACAAATGAATTTGGTGAAAGGGTTATATCAAATGACCCTACAGTTGGAATTCCAACCAAAGGAAGGTACAGATTCAAAATCAAATGGCAACAACCACCAACACTAACAGAACAGACAAGAAGACCATATTTTTTGATTCCTAACGTGAAGGAATACGGATGGAATATACCAAGCCAAGACCCAAATATTGCGACAACAGCTAATCAAATTCAAAAAGATAAACTCAATAGTAGTTATTATTTTGGATTAGATTGGTCAGGGTATACTCAAGGTTTTACAGGCCAAGAAGAAATTGATAGATTAACTGAAATCATAAATTGTGAAGATACTTTTTATGAATTTATATTTAATAAAGTTTATACTGTTTCAAGTTTCATTGACGAGTTTAAGAATGGTGCTAAGGGAAGATTTGTTGGTATTAAAGAAATTGATAGTCAGGAATGTGAAAGTACTGTAAATAAATTCCCTGTAAATGATGGGTTCAGAAATTTTGACTTCTTGTATTTCCTATTTGCATTAATTATTCAGATTGTACAATTAGTCGGGGTTCCTTTGTTGATTGTATTCCATTTCATAGCCTTTCTTTGGAACAACTTTGCAGTCCCTTTTTTAATTTTAATAATTGCTTATTTCTTCAGACAATCAATCATTAACTTTGCAATTGCAGCACTTTCATTCCCTTCCGTTGGTCAAATTCCTCAATTCATTATAAATGGTGTAGTTAATTTGATAATTGCAATTGTCCTAATAACACAATTTAGAAAAATTACAAGATATAGGTTCGGTAAAATAAAAATACCAATGATTCAATACCCTGATTGCCAAGCCTGTGAATGTGAACCAGAGGAAACCGCAGAAGGTGGTGGAGTTAACGCTACTTCCGCTTTAAGTCAATTATCAAACTCAGGTCTATACTATACAAAAATAAATGAAGTTACTAAGGCAAACAGATTCGAAGATGTTGAAAATGATGATGGATTACCAACCGAAGAAGATGCTGCGGTTTTAGCGACCGTGTTTAGTCAGGCTGTTGCTGGAAGAGTAGATAATAAAGATACTAACAATTACAAGACACTTAAATCTGATACTTTAAGACTACCGAACAGCGGTTCTTCAGGTAGACAAGTTTTCGCATATTCAGGTGTTAAGATTGGTAGCAGACCAGATTATAGCCCACTTCCTTTTGGTGAAAGAATTAATATTTTCAATCAAAGAAAGAAATATTTTGATGGTATAAATAAAATAAGTGTAAGTTTTAATTACTCAGGAAATCAAGGTAAGAACCACTTTGATAATACAATTACAATTCTTACAGTTCAAAAATTTGAAACAGGTTCGTTATATACCTTTGTAGACCCTTTATCAAGTCAAGACGTTAATTTCACTTACACCGCTCAAACGGGTAATAATTTTATAACAGGAATCAGTGGAACTCCTAAATACGTTGGCTCTACAACAATAAACGTTACATATTGTAACCCATCCAATCAAACACAAGCCTTATCGTTACAATACTTTTTAAACACAGGGACAACTGTTAGTGATTATAAATTCCCAATGGATGTGGAATATTATCAGGTTTTAACTGCAATAACCGTTAGTGAAGCTGCTAAAATTTGGAATATATCAAACGATAATACCTTTGCGGGATTATTGAGTGGATGTACCGAAACAATATATAATGTAAGAAAGAATTTTCCTGGAAGTTGGGCACAAGAATCCCGAGGACCAACTTTTTGTTTGGCGAATACTTTTGAAGATTTTAGTAATCAATACATAACAATCTTACAAAGAGGTGTTGACCCATACTCGCCTAAATTCAACAATAAGTATGGTATTGGAAAAATATTTGGATTAGCCAATGAAAATGATTTGGTAATTACCGCTTCAACAAGATTGAACATTCCAATACAACCAATAAGTTCTGGATTATCGGTGCAAAATCATAGGATACAAAATAATATATTTTACCCTTCATATTTTTGGGAAGCAACAAATTCTTTTTCTTCATTCACAACTTCAATAGTTGGGTATTATAGTGCATTTGATGCCAACAATTCTACATCTGGTGACGACACAAAAATATTTGATTCTTTAACGGGTGTTGTTTCTAAAACATCTAACCAATCTTATTATAGTTTACAGTCTTCAAAATACTACGATTTATCGGAAGATTTATCTGGCGTTGGAATTATATATACGGATTTAAACAAAGGTAAAAAACCTAAGCAAGTTGAAATGACTTCTTATTTCCCAAGTCTTTATGGTTCATTTACAGCATCTCCCTTAAGTATCACATCCAAAGTTAACAATGTTATGAGAACGGATAGACTTCCTAATTCAGATTACTTAGACGGAAGTGGGTGGGGTACAAATACTAGAGATGGTCAAAGCGCTGCGGCACTCCAACAAAATTTAGGATTTGCAACTTATTTTTTAAATACAGATACCGATGATTTTACATCGACACCATATGATACTGGCGCCGATATTGTTAGTCCTGATATTGAAGGTCAACTTTACGAGTCTGAGGTTTTAACAAGTTTGAATACATGTTCAAACATGGTTGGATTGGGATGTTATTCAGGATTTGGTTCTACGTTTGGTATTAATGTAGTCTGTAAGCAAACTGACCCAATACAAAATGGTTGTTATGTAATGATGGTCAGACCCCTTTTAGATTTGGGTAAAGACCTTAAAACATGGTCTGAGTGGGGTTTTAGATTCAGATTTTTCTATGGTTTGTGTCGAGGAGTTCTATCACAATCATTTACAAACAATTGGATTAACGGAACATTATTTGCATTCCCTATCCAAGTAGATACGTTTTATGATAAACAAAACAAACCTAAACCACCAATCTTTGCAAAAGAACTAGTATATTTTGATAGTAAAACAAATAATTTCTATTATAGAAGTTCACCTTGGCAAGGAGATGTTAATTCAGGTCAGTTTATAGGAAGACCACTTACTGGACAACCAAGACCTTTGCCATTTCCACAAACACCTGTTGTCCTGAGAGAACCCGTTAACAAAAGAAATTTGTTATTCCCAACAACAATTATCAACTTGGGATACAAAGATTCTTTCTATCAAGAAATAATATTTGACCCATCGGCAAGAGCTTATATAATGAAGTCTCTGAATCCTACGAGTTATTCAGACACTTCCGATTTAGTCAATTTGTTTGTTATTTCTAGAATCACGGACGAGACTTTCCTTAGAAGATTATTTGCAGGATTCAATCCAAACAATAATTTGAATCAATTATTCTCAAGACCTCAAAAAAGAATAGATGGAGACTTGGCACAAGCCCTATCTATAAATTCAGAGTATGGTGTTATACCGTTTTCACCCGAATATTACGCGATTACGGGACAAGTAGGTCAACCTGTTGTTGTTGCTGGAACTTCAGCAAATCCTGCTATTGGAGTATTCTTTTCATCAACCACTGAAGATTTACAAAATAAAGATTTTGTATCACCAGGTATTATAGATTTCAGACCTACAAATAACATAAACGCAATAACCTACCCTTTTGAATTGAAATCTCAAAAGGTACCGTTTTATCAGTGGGGATTGTCTGGTGCAACAGGGGGTATATTCGGCTCTGAAGGAAACAATTGGAAAACAGATATTGGAAATGGTATTACATCTTACCGTTATCAAGCATTGAGTAGAAGATTTACCGCGTCACCAGCATACTTTAATAGTGGATATAATAATGTTGGAGACATTTATCAAAGAGGATACATATTTGCCGTAGACCAAAACCAAAACTACGCAGTTTATCAGGCTCAGGCAGGTACTTACTCAACAATGTTTATGGTGGGTGCTCCTTATCAGTTTTATTTCGGTGTTATTAAAGGAGAGAGTGCACTCGATAAATTCAAAACAAAGTATTCTATAGATGAATAACTACACAATAGTTCCAAGTAATCTTAGATATAAGAGTGCTCCTTTTGTTGACTCAGAAATTTCTTTGAGTTTGAATTCTAAACAACAAGAAATTACAGAATATGAAAGAAGTCAAACCCTTTCCTTGGCTCAAATTTATGATGATGAGAGACAGACTTGTACTGTATATAGACCAACATTCAAAATAAGTTATTTATACGCCAACACTTACACTGGTACAACAACATACATTCCTTTTAGAAATAACCTTTATTTGATTGATAATGAAAATTCAGTCGTTTCAGGAATTTGGAAAGGATATCCACAATATTATGAATTTGATTTTTTCAGACCTGATGTACAGGACCAACATATATCATACAAAGCAAAAAGTGCATTAACCTATAATTGGATGTATTATCTAACACATGACTTTGAAAATCAATATAACAAACAACTAACTTATTATTCTAACAATACACCAATCAATTGGGTTGCTGGTGACGGTATTCCATTTGAGATTTCCAATTCAGAGTTCAGAGGTAATAGCATTATCAGATTTAATTGCATTGCACCCCACGGAGTTTTGCCAAACGAATACGTTGAGTTGTCTTTGAGTTACAGAAACAATAGTATTTTCCAAGTATTATCTGTGGGTAATGGTAAAGTTAATAGTGAGCCTTATGTTTTTAATGTTTTAAATGTTGGATATACAGGAAACACATTCAACAATGGAACAAGAGGAACTTTTAAAAGAATTTTGAATCCTGATAATTTATCGGAGACTAGGTCAAAGTATTATGTAAAAAGATTGAAAGTTTTAACAAACACTGAGGACTTAATCGTTACAAAGGCTGGTTTCGAAAAAAATGTTTTTAGCGAAGAAAAAAAATATCAATTTAGTTCTCTGACCCCAAATAATTTATCAAGGGTAACTCAAAAGACGAGCAGTAATGCTTATTCATTTACGGTTGCATATGATTTAGATTTGGCGGGTATTAAAGACAATCAGAACAGACCTATTAGCGTAATTAATCTTTCAATTATAAACAAAGGTTATTCAGGATATTTTAATCAACCAAACAACGGAATTGGACTCAAACAAGGATGGGAATTCAATCTCTCAAAAACCTTGAATCCATGGTGGGATTTGAACAATACCAATTCAAATTCTAATATCCAAACATCTGCATATACTCGTACAAGTGGTGCGACAAAAACTTTCTACTACAATTTAGATTTAAAAAAGGGAGACATAATTGATGGGGATTTTTGTGAATGGAATGATTATACTCAAGTTGAAAGAGTAGTATCGCCTTATTACCATAAGATGAAATTTAATCAAACCGTTTTCCAAACAACAAATACTTCTGATTCCAATTCTCCTGGTTTTTATTATAAACCACATGTTCCAATAACCCTAAGGGTTTTTTCAGATTATATTGAGACGGGAAATGTTGAGACAGTAGACGGAGTTCCGAGTTGGTCGTTTTATTCAACTCAGGACCAAGAATTTAGGTGGAGGGATTTATATTCGTATGGGTTTATTGATGAACAAAATAGAGGGGTTGACTACCCATTTTTTAACACAGCCCAATACCCATTTACCGATGAGGTATTTAGATTAATACCCGAAGGTGTAAACTATAATGAAGAACTTGATGGAGTTCAAGATATAACAATTAAACCGTTGATAGATGGATGTGAATAAATTTCAAATATTACGTCAAGGTGGTGTTAGTAAACAAATTAACATACCAATTGAGTTAACTTGGGACTATAACGGTCTTGATGACGCTATTGACGAATATGAAGTAAAAATTATTGAGGAGGTTATTGGTAAAGGTCGAGACTTTGAGGTTTCAAGATTCAGTCACGCGCCACATAATAGTCCATCCATATACATCAATACTACAACGGGACAAATAGGAAATGGTAATTCTCAATCAGTTCCAGGTCAATCAGAAGCCACATTCGCAAACTACGAATTTTATTTTTACTCAGGGGGGTCAATTAATGACTTAAACAATTGGGAAATAAATTATTTGGGAGAAGGGTTCTCGCCACAGGATTTATATTACTATTCCAACTCATTTACAAATTCATTTTTTAAATTGGATTTGTACGACACACCTGACGAAAAGAGACAAACAAATTACGTAACTCTTATTATACCAACACAACAAGGTCTAAAGATGGATGCACAGATGCAAAGAACTGTGGTGTCTGTTCATAAACCTGAGTTTGTTTTGGACTTCAACGGGGATAAAGAGGGATTCTTTATCTATTGGTTGAAAAAAAGAAATTTTTTAAACATATCAACTTTTTACATGTCTGCAAAGTTCTACAACGCTAGGACTGGTCAGTTTACAAAGATGATGACGGGTAGAGGTTGGGACCCATCAAGTTCTACACCTCCATGCCAACAACAGTGGCCAAGTTATTTGACCATTGATAAAACCTTGGGTCCACAAGCTTGTATGTCTGCGGGAGAAAGATTTACTTTTGATAATACCCAATACTTCTACTACACCGTACAGTTGGATTATCCAACTCAAACCTATCAGATATATAACACCTTTGGTCAAAGGGTCGGGACAAACATTCCCATAAAATGGTATGAATACATTAATCCATGAGTCAAGATTATTACAAATATATTATCTCGCCTGAGAACGTTAAGGGTGATTTAGCGGTTGTAAATTACAGTGGTACACCCGTAGGTGTTTACTCGGCCATGACTCGTGTTGTGAGTTCGGGACCTGGTGGTTCATCTTTACTCCAACAGGTTTCAATTCCAGTACTTTTAAGACAAAGTGCTGTAGACGCAGGATATTATTCACCATTCGATGGTGCTGTTCAGCAAAAAGATGTTGTTACAAGTTTTCTTTTTTCAGCAACAACAGGAAGTCCTATGACTTACTACGTTTACAATACATCAGAACAATTTGCCAATTATTTAGCTTTATCATCTTATAGAGTTGATTGGGGAGACAATTCACCGAAACAGACTATAACCACGTATTCACCTAATTTTATACCTCACACTTATCCAACACCACCACCAAACTCATCTAAGGTCTATAAAATAACTTTGGAACAAATTAATCCATGGGGTGTTAACACTGTGACTAAAACAATCACAGTACCCTATAAAAATATAAATCCTTTCAACCCACAGGGTGAATGTTTCTTTGCTCCTTCGTATGGTAAATGGATTGGAACACCTGTCTCTTATGATTACATATTCACAGGTGATGCGGTAAATGAAGTTTCTGCTCAGGTATCTTCTAACTATGTTACGGTGCCTTTCACAATAACAGGATTAACTAAGTCTAGGATTAACGAACTCAAACCTTATGGTACACTTACTTTAGCACAAAGAATAAATTTACCAATTATCAATAACGGTGTTTTGTGGGGTTCAATAACCAATGTAGGAAACGGATTTACGGCATACACGATACAAGGTTCAAGTTATGTTGACTATTCTGATGGTGTAACAATTTTTTATCAACAGTCATCAGGTCTCACATCAAATAACTTAACAGCCGAACCTATAACAAAAAACGAAACATTACTCAAAGTAATGGACCAACCAAAAATTCTAACTAACGTCTTTGTTGAAAGAGGTAAGAATAGTGCTTACGAAAGAGTACAAAGAATTGGTGAGGTTGATAATTTGGGGGACATGATAAACTACGGTTATGGATTTTTTAATGTCGTAGAAAAAGGCTCATAAACTATTTATAGAAAATTAAACTTATATGGCGATAGGTTCATATGGAACAATAAGACCGAGTGATGTTTCACCAGCAGATGTAGAAATCATCATGAATTACACCCCAACAAGGGATGCCACAGATTCATTTGTGTTAACTAAACTTGATGCTCAAAGTCTTTTAAGACCTTACTTCGAAAATACAGAAACAGGAGGTAATGCAGGTGTTGAGGTTATTGGTGGATTATACAATCTAACACTACCAGCAAACCAATTTAATGCGTTGGGGATTTATACTTTATATCTGAGACCAGCTCAAATGAGAACTGTAATTACAGATTGTGGTGTGTTAAGTGCCTTACCAAACGTTAAGGGTTTAGTTATTGATTTAGCTAACGTAGACCCACAGTTTCAAAACAAATTTGTTCCTCAAGGACTAGTTGGATTTAGAATCGAATATCTCAATCCTGATGGTTCAAAAATTCCAAACTTTTTCAGAGTTGTAACTTCATGTTTCTTTTGTGAACCAGTAACAACAAATGAAGTTAATACAACACAAAAGGCTATTAGATATAGATACGTTGATGGAGATTCAAATTTATTGTTTTTAACAGTATCACCTTCATCATCACCAACAAACAAACCGAACGC